GGCTTCAATATGGCATGAATAATGTCGTTAAGCTGGTTGGCAATGAGGTGAAACAGACAAGCAAAGCCATTGATGCCATCTACAACCGCCAAGCCAAGGAAATCGGGATGAGTGTGAGCGAGTTCAGACGAGGCACCTCATCAATGGCCGAATTCGACAGACGCATCCAAGGCGCAAGCAACTACAGGAAATGGCAGCAAGACCACAGCTACGTGGATCAATCGACTGGCAGGCTCGTAGCCCCTCGCACAGGCAATCCCTACGCCCAGTTCAAGGGTTGGGACGTGTTCCGCGTTGACGGCCAGCGATACAACGACCTCGTGCAGCTCATTCGGCAAAGAGACCAACAAGCCGGACAATCCTACACCATGCAGTCGCAAGCCTATCGCACCATGAATCGCGCTGAAGGAATCACTCTCCGGCAAATCATGGGCGGCACTGGCGGCGGCAAGGGCGGCGGCGGCAGAACCACCAAGCAGGAAATTGAAGCCGTGTCCGGGAGCATCGATGCACAGGCCAAGAAGGTGCAAGAGTTGCAAAAGGCATGGCGTGCAGCTGCCGACGACGATAGCCGCCAGAAAATCAAGAAGCAGATCGAAGAGGCGCAGTTTGAACTCGAGAAGCTCGAAGGCAAGACCAGCGGCATCCCCACCATGAACTATGGTCTCGGCGACCTTGCAGGCAAGGGCGGCAGCGGCCTGTTCCAAGACCCGCTGTTCAAACAGAAGACCTACGACTCCAGCAACGAGTTCAGCAAGGCTATCGCTCAAAACCAATGGCAACTTGACGACAAGGCTCTCAAGGCTCTTGGCGATTACGTATCAAAGTCCGGCGAACTCGCTAAAGGCGGGGAGACCGTTGCTGACTCATGGAAGAATGCCGCATCCTCCATTCAGTCTGTTGGGCAGGCTCTCAGCTCTATTGATGACCCCGCTGCAAAAGTCATGGGAACGATCGCGCAGGCCGTTGCCACCATCGCCCTGACCTTCGCAGAATCGCTGAAGGGAACATTCACGCCTTGGGATTGGATCGCAGCTGCCGCAACAGGTACGGCCACGATGATTTCCACCATTGAAGCCATACGGAGTGCCACGGCAGGCGGATTCGCCAACGGCGGTATCGTGCCAGGCAATTCTTTCAGCGGTGATAACTTGCGGACGTCGGACTACGGCATCAACTCCGGCGAACTCATTCTTAACAGAGCACAACAAAACTCTATCGCCAGCCAACTGACGCAAAGCAGAGAGCCCATCAGGATGGAGGCGGTCGTATCAGCCGAGCAGATACAATTCGTAACAGGCAACCGTGACCGTCGTCGTGGGAGGAGTGAATATATAAAGATACAATAGACATGGCGAACTTGATATTATCATTTGCGAGCAGGACCAACAAGACCTACGAAGTTCGTATCGGAGGCGTTGCGACGGGTGGATACCTGACACCTGCGCCGGAACCCTTCACCATCAACGAGGATACTGACCGCGACATATTCAAGAATGTGCGGCAGCAGACGGGGTATGTGAGGTTCATCGACACCGACGGCACCGTTTGGAAAAATGTCATCCCAACGACAGCCACCGACCGCCCAGTGTCTCTCTACGAAACAACCGGCGGAAGCTCTGTCCTCAAGTGGGAAGGCTACATCAAGCCGGAAGTTTACACGGCCAGCATCTGCGAATTCCCCGGAATGATTGAATTGCCCGTCGTGGGGAAGATGGGTGTCATCGGCAGATACATGCCGAGCACAGATTACGTCGACAGCAAGAACAACCTCGCATACTTGCTGTTCATGTGCTTCACCGCTGGCTCCGAGCCGCTGGCATCCCTTGCATGGTGGTCGAACCTATACATCCAGGGCGGCAGCATCATCACTTCCTATTGGTTGAAATATCGCCCGCAGTGGGCGGTGTTCTTCGACCAAGACTCGGAAACAGCGTCAGGATTCTCTGCAAAATACAACTGGCTGGAAATTCTCGAGCACGTTTGCACGTTCTTCGGGTGGAGTTGCAGGACTTACGGCACGGACATATACCTATGTTCGTCAGACGACACCACCATTAACTCTAAGTTCGTAAGACTAACACCTGAGCAGCTTGTCACGATTGCCGATGGCGGTTCGTCGAGCGGAACGATTGTCGACACGACGGCACTTAACATGGGCGGCACGACCATGCGGGCTGACAGCACGGAAGAGATGCTTCAGGGTGTCAATTCCTGCGAAGTCGTCGCCGACATTTCGAAGATAGACCCCGCCATCGAGGTGCCGTGGGACGACATAGAAGAATACATCAAGGCAAGAACAATCAATAAGACGCTGCTATTCGGCAGCGGAACGAATGGAATTTGGCGATTCCAACGCGAACCGATATATTTCAAAAATAAAAGGTTTGGGCGGTTCATTCTTTCATCCGAAGAGGGTGGCAGCTATGCAGAAGATACTTATACAAAATACTACAAAGGATTGTTTGACGAGTCGCAGTACTACGAAGGCAGCATGGAGCTGCTACGGAACTATTCACTACAGCGGAGCATCTACATCCAGGGAATGTACCCGCAGGACAAGGCCCTTGTCACCATCGAGTCCATTGACTCCTACAATTTTCAGAGCGGAATCCTTGTCCTTTCGGGAAAGACTGAATGGAACGGCACGTCTGAAGACAACCTTGTCACCCGCCCCGCCAACGGGACTCTATATATACGATTCCACGTAGGGGACTACGTGTGGAACGGCACATCATGGGTAATTGACACGGGAACAGACTCACCGTGGTTGGCAGTAAGCACCGGCACGTGGCCAATGGCGACATCAGGTGCAGGCACGATTCTCAACACCCGCAACCTCGATGACCCATACCCTGCTTTCAACGGATATGGAATGCCTGTCAGCGGGAACATCGGAGGTAAGGTGAAAGTGGAAATCAAAGGGTTTATCGACTATTACGGCTCACTCACAGGCGAGATATGGATTTCAGACCTGAACATCGAGTTCCTTCGCTCGACCTCAGTCAGCAATTACAACGACCGCGACAGCAACCGCTACAAGGCCGTGTCTGGGAAATTCATCGACGGTGTATCAATCTCCACCATCTTCGCAAGCGACGACGGCAACGCTGCTGGTACGGGCATCCTGCTATATCCAGACTACAGATACCTGACGACAATCCCATACGGCGTCACGACACAGCACACATGGCATCGTCCTGAGCAGCATCTGGCCGACCGAATTGCAAAATACTACGGGGCAAAGGTTCACAACGTGAAGGTCCTTTATGTCTTGGATGGCGCAATCCGAAGCATCACACCTCTGAACACCGTCACGATTGACGGCAAGACTTACATCACAGCGAGCATCTCAATGGATGTGGGCGAAGATTTGACAACTTTAATTCTTGTGGAAATATGATTATCAAAGGCAATGACATCATCATCACTACAGGCAGCGGCTCCAACACCCAGGGAGGCGGCACGGTGCTCGGAATGATGAAAAATTGTGACATCGACATCAAGTGCGACACCATTGAAACATGTCCCTCGACTAATGGGCGCTACAAGACATTCATCCCTGGGCGCATTGAGTGGTCGCTGTCGAGTAATCACCTCATCGAAACAATGTACTCATTTCTGGTTAAGGCGGGGACTGGCGTCGTATTGCAAATCAGAAACAGGAACAACTCACGCGACGCACTCTACGGGAATGCCATCATCACCGAATGCACCGTTTCGGCAAGCAGAGGAAACCTTGCGGTAGGTTCATTCAAATTCAGGGGAAGTGGCATCCTCCGAGGATTTACGTAATAAGGAAATAACTTGGTTAGCTTTGTTTCATTTTAATGGTATTTTAGTTTGAAGGGCACTGACCTCTCGGCCGGTGCCCTTTTTCATTTCTTCGCGATTGCAGCCTTCAGTAGGTCAAACTCTTCGTGAACTGACTGCGCCACCACCTTCGCATAGCGTTGCGTCTGGGTGATGTTCGTGTGCCCGAGCATCCGTGCCAGGTTCTCGATCTTCACGCCCTGACGAAGAGCAAACGTGGCGAAGGTGTGGCGTGCCATGTGCGAGTGGAGTGGGCGGGAGATGCCACACGCCATGCCCAGCGCCTTCAACGCATGGTTATAGTCGGCATTGCCAATCTTCGGCAACTCGAAGTTGTATTTCTCCAAGACGGCCACGACAGGCGGGAGCAGCTGTGACACATACGGCACACCCGTCTTGATACGTTCACCCACATTGCGCCAGGCACCATCCACGAGTCGGTAGTCTTTAATGTCAAAGGCTTGCATGTCGCCGTAACTCAATCCCGTGTACATTTGAAACACGAAGAGATCATGCGCCACGTCCATCACGCTCCCACGCAACGGGCGAATGCTCTCGAAGGCCTCCATCTCTTCATCGGTCAGATAGTCCATCGTTTCACGGTCACCACGCTTGAGCTCACCCTTCATGCGGTCGTATGGGTTTTCGTTGATGACTCCCAGTTTGTACGCGCGTCCGAACATCGCCTTCAGGCACTTGTGGTAGTTGTAGACGGCAGCGTCGCTCAGCCGCCTTGCCGGTTCGCCCATCCGTTTCTCTGCTTCGCTTTGCTTCGCTGTCAATCCATGCAACCACGCGTCGAACTTGTAGACGTTCTCGACGGTCGCCTCCCTCCAGGTTCTGATGCCACCGAAGGCCTTCAGCCGTGCAAGCAGAGGGTTGTAGTGCTTTAAAGTTCCTTCTCGAAGTCCGAGCAACGGCAGCTGGTCTTCTATCCAGTCGGCCACCTCGTTGCCGTCAACCGTGATTTTCTTTTCAGGCGACCACACGCGACGTTTCACTGCGGCAGCGTCGATGGGTTCTCCAGCCTCCAGCATGGCCGTCACC